TGACTTCAGAACCTCCACAGGCCGGTGTGGAGGGGAAGCCATACTGCGTAACTCTACCGAAGAGTTACGCGGAGTTGCTATGGTTCTTTGCGGCGGAAAAGAAATCGGAGAGGAGGCCCCATCTCTCTGATCCGCTACCAAAGAACCTCCTGGCTACGGTAGGCCAGGAGCTAGCAAAAAAGGCGATAGATAAGGAAAGATCGTCGCGACAGTGGATCGTTCTCCGAGGTGCTCTAGCACTTGCGCTCCCCACCTGCCATCGAGGTCTGCCCATCAAAGATGGGCAGGGCAGGCCTAACCATTCCGCGTTAGCGGCATGGAGGGGCCTTGTCACTCTGGCTGAATGGTTTATAACCACCTCACATGCTCAAGGAGCAAATGAGATGGGCAAAGCCATCAAACAGTGGGCAACCGAAGCGCAAGCACTCGCAGCAAGAGCACCTGAGCGCGAGCAGAAGGTTGGATATGCTCCCAGACTTTTCGTCTCGGGAGGTAGATCCGGCTTCATCCGAGGCTGCCTGGTGTCCGAGTGGACTCCAGACAGTGCGTGGTTGTTTGCCAGTGTGGGTAGAGCTATCCCCTCGAACGGCGCCGACGTGGCCGAGAAAATCGAGCGGGAAGAACTACTCGCGTGGAAACGGCGGCTACAAGAGCCGCCAGATCCAGGCACCCAACAGCGCATCAGAGAGCTGATACCCGAACTACGTGAGTTCACAAAGAACTTTATAGAACGGCTACTAGCCCTCCAGCCTAACCACAAAGGCCTAGGTTCTGAAAGAACAGTAGGCCCGGATGGTAGGCTCGGCTTCCAGCACCCCGATCATTACGAGTGGGATGATGGTTGCCTGGCCCCGGTGAAGTTGAACACTTCTGCTTGCTTGGAGAATTCGAGATCTAAAGGAGGAGCACACGCATACTTTGCAGAGAAGTGCCGCAAGGTCCGTGGCAGAGTGCCCCCTGAGCTACCGGTCGAACGACCGCACCAACTCCCCAATAACCTTCAAATTGGTGAGGAGGTCCGGATCGCTCCGGTGTTTGCTCAGGAGTACTATGCCAGTCGACCCGAAGACGATGACGACGAACGTCTCGTCCCGGATACGGCGCCTGTAAGCGTGCGTGCTGGAATTCTGCCGCTCGTTGCACGCGAGCTCGCAGAGCAGGAGTACATGGAGTGGGCTCTCCGAGGAGAGCCCCTTCCAATGCGGCCTGTTACGATCCCCGAAAGGGGGCAGAAAACCAGATTAGCATCCATGTCACCGGCCATGTCGGTTGTCCTCGGCCAGAGGATCAATGGATTGCTTCTGCGTCTCCTAAAGAAATCTCGAGTCCACAACTACTCGTTACGAGGGGAGGAAGGCGTTCCCCATGGAATCGAAGCGGGTGCAAAATTGTTTGCATATGAGGATGACTTCACCCTCACTAGTGCAGACCTGAGCGCGGCCTCAGACTACATTCCACATGATGTTGCTCTCGCAACGTGGAACGGAATCTGTGACGCACTCGGGGACAGGATTCCCCCCCTCTACCACACGGTCGGAGCCAGCTTGCTGGGCCCGATGTCGTGGGATGGAGGAGGAGAGAAAGGAATGGCGTTCACAAGTGAACGCGGCATCCTAATGGGCCTACCACTTACTTGGCCCATCCTGTCAATTTTGAACCACTTCGCTGGGCACGTGGCGATGGACAGAGTCCGTCGGAGATATCCACAAATGCCCACGAGTAGAAGAGTGGAACCGTTCGTCTCATGCGGAGACGACTTCGGTGCTGCCTGGACCCGTGCTCACGAAAGTGAGTACTTCAAGGCTATAGGTAACCTAGGATTAGTTCTCAACGTTCACAAGACGTTCTCTAGTCAGCGCACTTCCAACGGAAGTGAAACTGACCAGCTAAACGGCCTTGTGTTTGTCGAGAGACTGTTCCTAGTACGGAAGACGGATGCTCCAGTAGGAGTCAACAAGTGGGTTGACCCTATCACGAACAAATTCGTCAGCCGGGGGAATGGGCTCCCTGTCACAAGTGACAATGAGCGCATCCTCCCTACCATAACCGCGGTCCAGAGGCCGACCTTGTCCGCTATAGTAGCGGCAAAGCCGACCGGTGCAACAGCAGACGAAGTGCCGATCTACTACAAGCTAGGCCCAATCCTCACCCAGGAAGCACGTAAGTGCAACCGGGTGCAGACTGAAGTCTTGTGCGACATCGCGAAGATAGCGCACGCGCAAG